GTTGTTATTTGCCATGAGGTGAGCCCCTCTGATGTAGCCGCAGTTAGTGAAGGAGTTAGATTGGCTCCATAGGTGTATTGAACCGAAACATTATGGATCCGAAGCACTGTCTTACCCAGGGCATCCACGAATGAACCTAAGTCAATAGTCTCTGTATCAAATCCACCAGAGCCGCCTGTTAATGCAGATAGTTTCGCTCGTATGAAGAATGAATCGCTTCTCGCCATGCAATGGGCTAAGGTTAGTCGGTGTATAAAGTAAACTTAGTGTACCCATGCACATCACTTCAAATCTTCTTTAGGGTGAGGCACTACTCTTACCATCCATCCCCGCCCACCTCCTCATTATTTTACCTCCCTTATAGCAATGCAAGTAATTTATCTACACCGACGGTGGGTAAGTATATACCAAAATGATACTTCGGAAGGGGTGAGGGCATACAATGAAAGTGCAAAAAATAGTAAGTTTAGACGAAAAAACGATGAGAATTAGCCAAAGAATGGAGAATTTTAGTCAATGGGTACGAATTGGATTGAGGAATTATGAGGTCGGCAACGATCTAGCCTCTGAATCAATGTTGAGAATGAGGTGGGCTAAGGTCGCTCAGCTCTTAGCAGCAGCAATGGTAGAGCATTCTGTAAAACTTGACCCCGAATATAAGGGGACAATCAATGAATTGGTAGCTAAAGCGATAAAAGAAGCTAAGCTTCAAAGATCCCTGGAGGAATTTGAATGAGAACTGTCTTTGATCTGACTGAAGACTCTGAACCAACGTGCGATTATTGCGGAGGAGAAGTGTGGAATGTTGATGATCTTGACAATGGCAAATGTAAAATGTGCATTGTTAATGCTTGCCAACATATTCAATCAGACATTGTTAGTTATGACATACATATCACTCATTATGAGCGACACATAACGACGCATGAGGTTTGTATGGACTGTGAAGTATGCTGGACCGTACGTTATCAATTAGATAATGGAAATAAATCAAAGTATACTCATGAAGACGTTAATACTTCAGACATAGATCAAGACTAAAGAACACCAAGATAAGGAAGAAGGTCGGGGATCTGAAGTCCAATGAGTAAATAGATCAGGCGCTCCAATCTCTGAACTCTTTTTTCTAATTCTTCAAACACTTGAAACACCTCAAGATTGAGAAGTCTCTTTGATGATGGAGATTATTGCTTCGTTATCACTGAGCGAAACCATCTGACACTCAATCAAATAATTGTAAGTGCCGGTATCAGAGTTTACCATGCTTAGAAACATATCACGGTTGATGATATGATCGGGATCCAGGAACTCTGAATGTAATTCTGCCGAACCATTGCCAACACTCCAACCAAATTGGCGATTATCTCCAGCGTTTGGTTGAGTACCAGAGGAAATGGTATCATAACTTAGAATGGCTTTGAATAAATCTGCGGGATCTACAGCCCAGATTTGGAACCTTCTTACGATCAGACCCATATTTATGAGTCCATCAGCGACGATCAGATTCTTTCGTGCGACGCCACCAGTAACTTCAATTTGTCCTCGAAGTGTTCGGAGCCTGGTATTCTTCATTTCATCGCCTTCCTTGTCGCTACATGAGCTGCCTTCATGCACTTTGAAGAGTTACATCCCTTCTTCCAATCACCATTTACCTTGGTCATCTTTTCTTTTTGGCGTTTGAATGCTTTGGCGAAGGCTCTATTGTATGCCGATACAGCTCTTTTGCCTTTTTTCTTGCCTTTGACCATGTCAGCAGTGCCTGTCGCTGTTCCCTCAACGAAGGCCTGCAATGCTGGAGCTGGTATTCTGGTGACTCCAGCAAGTGGCTCTAGGAGTGTATCACCTAAAGCGTAAAGGAGGCGAGCCATTTGAGCACTTGTTGCCACAATTAGCACCTCACTGTTGTGAGAGCGCCAAAGCCATTGATGCACTTGCGGTCATTGTCTCAACGGTACACTCAAGCACTACTGATAAATCGCAGTCGTTTTGGAATCCGCTAGAGGATTGACCAGCGAGTTGAATAGACTCAACCGCTATGAGATAGCCATTAGTCCACTGTTGAGGACTAACATCAATATCTTGAGACACGAAGGTGAAGGTGTTAGCAATAACGGAAGCATTGGTGGCAACTAGCGCACCAGATGAAATCAACGTGCGATCATCGGCGTCAACCATAGCAGTTTGATTTTGAGTTGTTATTTGCCATGAGGTGAGCCCCTCTGATGTAGCCGCAGTTAGTGAAGGAGTTAGATTGGCTCCATAGGTGTATTGAACCGAAACATTATGGATCCGAAGCACTGTCTTACCCAGGGCATCCACGAATGAACCTAAGTCA